CAGTATATAGAAAGTTCCTTTCACAGTATGATGCTATTCAGTATGTAAGTGAATGTTTGGTTGAAGGTACTGTAATCAATGTAAAGGGTAACTTGAAGTATTCTGTTTATAATGAAGCAGTTCAGGTTAAAAAAGAAATAACAAGCATTGCCTTATCAAAAGCAGAAGAAAAGGACTTTAAGGCAACATTTACACAGTGCTTATATATTGATGGAAACGCAATAGGAAAGCCTGACAAGGAAACAGGATTGCTTAATATTGATGCAATGGTAATTGATTTTGCAAAAGAATTTGATGGAGAAAAAATATATAGAATAGTAAATGGCAAGAAAAAAGAAGGTTGTAACCTTCCACTATTCAAAACATTCTTTGTTAAACTCACAGAGGATAAAACTAATCTTACAAAATTCCTTAAACTCTTTAAAACAAAGACAAAGAAGATCACTCAGTTTACTGTTGAAGGATATTTCACAAAGGGTGAAATGAATACCGTAAATGTTTCTGAAGACGATATTCCTGATGATATAAAAGAGCTTATAGAAATGGGATATATAGACAAAGATGAAATATTGGAGAAGATGGCGTTTGCTAATGGTGGTGCTAAAAGACCTGAAATGATGGTTGTTTCAAAGCCACATATAACATTCGTTGGCGACGACAGCAAGCTTCCAACTATGTCAAGAGAAACAGACCTTTTCACTGAAGACGATGTTAATCCTACACTGATAATTACTCAGTTGGGAATAATATCAGATGAGAAGAAAGAAGAAACTGAACCCGAAGTTGATATAGATAAAATGATAGATGATGCAATTAAAGGCGATGACGACGAGGACGATGATTGGCTAAAAGACCTGTAAGATAAAGGGAGTTTAATCTCCCTTCTTATATTAAAATTAAAAATAAATTCAATGAAAGAAGGAAATAATACATGGCATTCAGAAAACCGATAGCACAGAAAATTGGCGGTAAATTTTTAGCATTTGGACTTACGTTTGAAGGTAAGAGTTGGTTTGGTCTAACATTCCCTAAGATTGCAGCAATAGATAGCGAAGCAGGATTAGCATTTGAAGAAGGTAAGGACATAACAATTAATGGTAATAAATATAACAATCTTATAGGAGTAGATACAACATCTGATTTAGATACATTGGATGAAAACCTTGAAGCTATCATAGACGGAGAAGTAGATTGCGATACTCTACTTATAGATTCTGAAACAAAATTCTACAACACTATGGATATTAGTGCTACAGAGGTAGAAGAAAGAAAAGCTAAAATTTCAGGTAAGGCAGTTGATGCTCGTAGTAAGTGGGGAAGAATAAAAAATATTAACATGAAACTACAGCAAGCAAAAATAACCTTGTCATCACAGGGGAAACACATAGTATCTACTGCACAGGCAAAGGAAGTTTCTGATGACAATGGCAAAGTTATAGGTTATAAACCTGATGTGCATAAATCATTACCTTTTGACTATGATGTTGTATTGAGATTCTATACCGAAGAAGACAAAAAGACAAAGGAAAGAAGATTCTATGCAGAAGTCAAAAAGGATAGAACTCATGTTACCACAGTAGGGGATATAATAGAAAACTGCACTTATGATATTTGGAAAGCATACTTTGATGAGAGAAATAAGACAGGAGAAAAATCAACAGCCAACTATTCAAAAGATTTAGATACCTCGGTTGATGGGGTGTTGGGTAAATCCGAACAGGCTGATAAATTAGCAGGAGAGATTAAAAATTTAATCAAAGAGCATAAGGGTGATATGGATGCTCAGAAAAAGATTAAAACAAAAATAGATGATCTAAAGATTGATGTAAAAGAAATGAACTTTGCAAGTCCTGAAACATTGGAAGAATTGCTCAAATTCGTACAGGCTATTTAATAATAATTAATAAAATTGCATAGGGGAAGATTTTCTTCCCCTTATTTTATATAGGAGTGAATGAAAATGGGAAAAGAAGATGTTAAACAAATAAGTATGAAGGACATAGGATGCGAAGAATCACCAAAGAAACCGAAGAAACAATCATTAAATCCAATGACAGAACAAGAAAATATTGATTGGATTGAGTTGTGTGAATATGTACACCATCAGATATTGAAAAATGATGAAGATACATTGGTAAATAAAAGATTAGTATTAAGATTAAAAGGTCTACATGAAGGTAAATTTATGACGAATAATAAGACAAAACCAATGGCAAAATACCCATTTGATATAATTCTTATGACTTTTAAAATACATAGATTTGAGATCATAAACGCAATATCTAATAAAAATAAGTTTAAAGACGAAGCTCATATAATAAATTATATGATGGTAATAATTGAAAGTAATATAAATGAAACGTATTTACGGGTTAAAAAAGTTAAAAAAGCACAAGAAAAAGCAGAATCAATTGAATTAGATATTCCTGATGAGGAACATAAGGCAAAATACACACGGAAAACAAAAGATATTACAAATAGTATATTAAAAGACTTAATGTTTGAGTAAAGAGTGGTGAGATAATGACAGTTAATAAAGATGATAAAAATAGCAGCATAGATAAAGAATTAGATGCAATACTTAAAATAAAGGACTTTAGGCTCATCTGCGAAGCTAATATTGTTAGTATCCTTTGGGGTACTCCTGATCTATTCTTTAATTATGAGAAGCTAAGTGTTAAAAGCTTTTCGCACAATGAATGGAAAGTATTTTTCCAAATAGGTTACGATATAATAATCAAGGAAAAGAAACAATCCTTAGATGAAATAACTGTTAATTTATATTTAGAAAAACATCCAAAACTCAAAGAAAAATATGAAGAATATGGTGGCTATAATGTAATAAGTAAAACAGAAAAATATGTTAACGCAGGAAACATAGAAGGATACATATCTGAACTAAATAAATGGGAAGTTGTTGTTAATTTATATAAAAATAAATTTCCTATTGCAGATAAATTAAATAGATATGTAGATATGAATGCCGAACAAATTTACGATGAATACGAAGCAACGCTAAATCATATCTTTATAAACGTTGAAGGGGACGATAAAACATATAGCATTGCTCAAGATATAGATAAACTTATTGATGAATTAGACGAAGGATTTGCAGTTGGATTAGCATATTATAATTCTCCGATATTAAACCACGAAACAGGAGGAGCATCATTAGGCAATATAACTTTAATAGGTGGATTATCGGGGGCAGGTAAGACTACTTTGACAAGAACAATACATTTACCTTCTATTATTGAAAGTGGAGAAACAATCGTTTGTATGCTTAATGAAGAAGGTTTAAAAAAGTGGCAGAGAGAGATGCTTGTTTGGGTTGCCAACAACATTTTCAAGAAAGAAACAAAAAAATACACATTAAGAGATGGAAAATTTTCTCCTGAATTTAAAACTTTCTTAAAGGAAAAATGTGCAAAATGGCTCAAAGATCATGATAAACAGATAATATTAAAACCTTTTAGTCAATATTCTTCAGATAAAGCCATTAAATGTATTAAGAAATATGCTCATTTAGGTGTGAAGTATTTCATTTTAGATACATATAAAGCAGATTCAAACACCCTAAATACTGAAGCTTTTTGGTTTAATCTTCAGCAGAATATGGTTAAAATATATGACTCTATAAAAGAAGAATGTGCTAATGTACATATTATAATAACTTTTCAATTAGCTAAGAGTAGCAGTAGGCAAAGATGCTATACTCAGGACAATATAGGTATGGCTAAGAATATTATTGATGTGGCTTCGACATGTATAATGGTTAGAAAATTATACGAAGATGAATTCGCAGGGGAAAAGAATGAACTGAAGGTATTTAAAATGACAGGTAAAAATAATAAAAGTAAAATCCCTGTGTTATTAGATAAAGATAAGCATTATCAAATATTATTTATAGTCAAAAACAGAGAAGGTTCAAGTGGAGAATATAGTATTGTTGTTGAACATGACATGTCTACTAATACATATAAAGAAATAGGATTAACTACAATAGCTCCTGATTGGTAAAGAGGTGAGTTGAAATAAATGCATTTGAATTGAAGAACTATATTATAGAGAACAACAAGACAAAAGAGATATTGGAGCAATTAGGTTGTTTTAATATTAAAACCTATAGCAAAGAGTATAGATGCGGAAGTCTCACACATTCTAACTCAACCTCTATATCTATAAAATCGGATAGTTTAAAAGCAAAAATATACACCAAAGAAGATAAAATTCTTGGGGATATTTTTACTTTATGTATGGACATAAAAAATATAAAATTTGTAGATTCCATTAAATATATCCATGAAATATTAGGTTTAAAATATACAGGAATGAGTGTAAAACCTAAAGAGGATAAAGTTGATATTTTGCAAGTCTTTAAACGTGCTACAAAGAAATATAAAGACTATACTAACGAAGAATTAAAAATCTTTAATGAAGATATGTTGTCTGAATTTATTAAGATGCCCTATATAGGTTGGGTGCAAGAAGGGATTCTTCCACACACACAA